AGCCTTGGATCGTCGTCATGTACGGCGAAATCGCTTCCTGCATCGCATCAGCGAATTGCGCCTTGGAAAGTAACGGTTCGACGCCAGCGCGCATCTGTTCTTCGCGCTGCCAGGCGTATTCCTGCATCTTTGGGTCGGCTTTTTGCCAAACTTCGTGAAAATCCTTTTTCCACGACGCCGGCGGGCGACGCCATACCGGCGGCTCTGCCTCCTCGGCCTGTTGTTGCGGCTCCGGCTCTCGTTGTGGTTTGGTGAAACGCCCTGCGGCATCGCGCACAACGCTCTCAATCGGCTCGCCCTTCTCGGCTGCCTCAAGTCCTGCCTCTAAAAGCTCACGGCGGTCAATCGGGCTGTCGTCCCGTGCCGCTTCCATCGCCGGATTGTTCTCGTCCATTTAGCCTCTCCTGTGGGGATTGGTGAAATTTGCCTGGCTTCGCAGATCGCGCAGTATGCGATCCGCTTGTTCGTTGGTCAGTCGAGTGTTGACCATGTGCTTAATGCGCTCGAGACGGGTGTCTACCGGCTTTTCGCGTTGAATGTGCTTGCTCGGGTCGTCGTTGCCGACTTCCTCACAGCCGTGCGCTTTCAAATGGCGTCGGTGTTCCGATCGAGACGTCACCATCTTGCCGTCAATCATGCTCTTGTACGGCACGATGTCAGGCACGACGTAGTGATAACGCCCCTTCGCGTCTTTCTTACGCTCAACAAACTCGCCATCAATGTAGACGTAGGTGCGTTTCATTGATCAAAACGTGCTGAATGATGATGTTGGCAGGGCTTTATTCATTTGCGCGATGATTAGGCGCGTTTGAGCGTCAAGATCTGCCTTGTATTTAGCGGCCTCTTGCTGGCTTTGCAGCTTCATCGCCTCCAACTGCGCCTCAAACTGCTGCTTTTGCTGCTCCATCGCCAACTTGGTCTGGTTCTTGAGCTGCTCCATCTGCATTTGCTGTTGCAGTTTGGCTTGCTGTAGCGCCGACTCCATCTGCATCTTGGACGCTTCCATCTGGCCCTTCTGCTGCAACTCGGCTTGCTTGCCTTGTTGCTCGCCATCAGGCTGCTGTTGCATCGCGGCTTGCTGCAACTGTTGCAATGTGGAGTCAATCTGGCCCTCAATCGGTCGCGCGGCCTTAAATGCCTGCATACCAAAGCGCAGCAACTCCATCATCATCGGCACCATCTGCGGGCTCGCCTGGCCAACCGGCAGGGCTTGCGCGAGGAAGCCACCAAACGCTTGCAGGAACTGCAAACGGTCTTGTTTCATCTGGTTCTCATCCAGCATCACCAGGCTATCGGCGGCAATGTCGATGCGGAAATTGCGTAGCGGCTTGTCCTTGAGCAGCTGCAACGCCTGCGGGATCAACTGCTGATCCGCTGGTGTCATCTGTTGAGCCGCGGCATACGCCAAAATCGTCTCGGGCTGGTAGTGCAAGCACATGACTTGCGCCTTGAGGCGAATCAGCTCGGACGCAAAGAGGGCAACGTCCTCCTGCAACGCGCGTAATCGCAAGCCAGCATATTGCCCTTTTATCTGCTGGGCGGTCGCCGTTTCCGACGCGAAGGATGTCCCACGGATGATGTCCGAGATACCCGTGATTTCGTAGATCTGGGACTTGATGTCCTCTCGCGCTCGGTAGCATTGGAGGAGGGCGTTGGCGAGGGTGTCGAGCGGGAGGAGGTCAATGCTGCCTTTAAGGCCGCCTTTCTCGCTGAAAGCCATCCACTTATCAACTGGTATAAGTGCATTGTTGTCGCCCTCCGTCAGTAGGCGTTGCAGCGCAGGCTGGCTGGCGTCATACACGCCACGCACACGCAGCGCCTTAACCAAGCCATCAATGCGGTCGGACAGGATGTCCAACTCCATCGCCTGGTCTTGATAGAGAACAAAGTCAGGAACCGGAACCAGCGTGTCGCTAGTGATCGTGGCATACAGCGGTTTCGGACACGGGAAGAAGCCCTCAAGGCCAAGCGGATCGTCGCGCTCGTCGATAATCTGCGGCATTCCCTTGCAGAACCAATAGACCTTCTGCTTTTCCTTGTCCCACAGCTCGCAGATCTTTGCGCGGTTGTAGGTACGCTTGGACTCGTTGTAGGCGTTGAGCGGCTCTGGCCCTTGGTCGAGCGGGATCTTGCGCGCCATCTCATCGCCAAACCGTTCTGCCAACGCCTCGCGGGTCATGTAGACCCAGCGCCATACGCAGGTGACTTCTTCCCAGGTACGCGCCTGGGAGTGGCCAAAATCACGCCAATGGACGTAATCGGTGGGCGCACACTCGTACTCAATACGCTCGAGCGACGGCGGCGCGCCTTCACCCTGCTCGATGTTTGACGTCACGCTGACGCCATCATCCTCAATGCCGATCGGCGCAACGTGCGGCTCATAGCGCACCCAAGCTGTGCCACGGCCACCAAGGAACCGATCCTCAACGCAATAGCTCATCGTCGAGCGGAAATCGGGGTAATGCTCGATCTCAAAGTCGATCGCGCGCTCGAGCAACTGCCCGGCTACGCGACCCACCGGGTCGTTATCGCCAAAGCGGCGGCTGATGTCAGCCTTGGGGAGCTTGGCGTACACGGCAGGCTTCAGCGTCTGCACGTTTGACCAAAGGATGTTGAATTTGGCCGATTCGGTAAGCGTCTGCCCGCGGGTGTCGTCACGGTAACGCTTGATGATTTTCTTGGTGCGAGCTGACCACTTGGCAAACTCGTTATCGTACTGACCGATCGTCTTGAGATACTTCTCGAGATCGCGGCTCATCATCTGTTCCATCAGTCGTTCCCCTTGTTCCGGCTGCTGATGGCCTTTGCCTTGGCTTTGGCTTCCGCCTTACTGCCGGCGCCCCAGGCTTTGAGTGCGAGGGCTAGGCGTGTCGGCTCACCGTTCTTGACCATTGGCCCAGGCATATTGCCCATGCGAGCCAGAAAGGAAGCGCGGCGCGGGTTATCGCCTGACTTGACCGGCGGCTTGAGGGTGCCACCCGTCTCGGCCTTGTAGCTGGCACGACCCTTGGCGTTCAAACCGCCTTTCGGGTTCTTGCCCTCTTTGCGCTGCCAGGCTGCTGTCATTTCTTGGCCGTCTTGGCTGATTGTCGGAATGCGTTTGCGGTGGGCGCGCCAGGCTCACCAGGCTTGCGGGTGCGCTCTACCGGGCGCCCTTCCCGACGTTGCCGAGCTTGCCGTTCCTGTTTGGCAAGAATGTTTGCGTACAGTCCTGCCTTGCTCATTAGACGTAATCGCTGAACAGGCCAACGACGGCCATTGAGGAGTTACCGCTGCAAGTGGCGGTGATCGCGCCCTTGGTGGCGACGTTCAGCTCAACGCTATATACGCCTGCGGTGGTCGTGGCCGGGAAGCTCACCAGGGTCGTGTTGCCGTCTTTGAGGATGGCCGACGCTTCGGTGTTCGATGCGACATTGACAACCACTCGCTGGATGTACGCGCCAACCGATCCGAAGGCGGTCGTGGACGTAGCGGCCACGGCGACGTAATTATACCGAGTGGGGGAAAGAGTACTCATATCCGCGCTCTCCTCGACGTCTGTCGATCGTGGACTGCCCACATATCGTTCAGCGTCACCGTGTTCTGTGGCCCAACCATAAGCGGTTTTTGCTCCAATGTTGGGGACTTGTCAGCGACCTCGCTCCATGATACCGCAAGCATTCGGAATGCGTCACTAGGGTGTGATGTCCAATCGTGCCGCGGTGAAACCCGGTAACTGCGCTTGTCCTCGTCGTACTCGCGTTGGTACTGGCACAGCGCCTCAACGCCATCGTGGCATTTCTCTGCGTCAAACCACACTCGAGGCAGCGTCATGCGTACTGCCTGGATGCCGTTTTGCAGGCCGATGTCCGGCACGACAGCAAGTTTGCCGGCGCCAAGATAAACCGCGAGCTGTTCGATGATGCTGCGGCCCGTTTGTAGGCTCTTGGCCCTGGCGTCATGCGGCAGGTAATGCTTGGCGTATTTGTACGGCTTGCTCTCGACCGCTTCGGCGATGTCGTGAATGTCAGCGCCCGACACGGCGTAAAAGTCGATGCAGCGGATCTCACCGCGCGTGACCTGGTAGAACCATATCGCGGTGTCGTCTCTGAAACC